CTATCGGGGCTATGTAAAATCGTTTCTTTTCGCTGGTCTTGGCAAGCATTTTCTTAAATGTGGCAAGAGTAGACTTAGGAGCGGACTTCCGCATCTTTCGTGGTTTGGTCGGTTTACGACGAGGTTTTCGGGCAGGGCGTTTTCTGTAGGCCATGCTATATTCTATGGAGAAAAAAAATTCCTAAAGTTTCTTAATTAATTTCTTCCTTAAGTTTTTCTAATGGGACGATTTTGATCCTTCTGGTTAATTGTTCTAATGAATCTTTTGCGTTTAGATTTGTATATATTTCGCTCGGCGGCAGTGCCGAAGTTATGATGATATGTTTAGAAGTAAACGGCATTGGTTCTCGGTTCCTTCTTCTTATTTCGTATGGCCATTTGTCTATCATAAGTAATAGATCTTTGTATTTTATTTCGCCTCTAAATTCGTTAATAATTACGATTTCTTGCTGTTTATATGCGTCTTGCCATCCGCAGTCATCCTTCCAATTGTAATGAGTGTCAGGATTATAATTATCATATGCCGTGTGAGATTTTCCAGTTCCAGTGGATCCGTAATACCAGGTACAAGTAGTCATTTCAGTCCTAAATTTCCGACGAAGAGCTATGTCTTCTATTTTTGTCAGGGTTCGGGCATATTGATGGTATAAAATAGGGTTTTCGCAGGCTATATCATCTGGAGTTATTTCTTGGTTTAATATTTGATCTTTGATTTGTTCTAAATCTTTACGCTGTCCTTGGGACGGTTCAGTCCCAATTATTATATGGTTTGGATTATATGGCTTGGTTTTTCCATCTTTTTCGTAAGGTCCAATGATATATGACTTTTGATCATTGAGGTCTCCCTTAGCGGTTTCTAATCTGGCTCTTGGTATTTTTTTTGACAACGCTTTCAGCGATATTTTTGCTTGACTATACAGATATCCTTGAAGATGAGGTGTACCTGTTGTAGGACAGTGCTCATAGGCATATAGTATGTATACATTGGGAATCTCTTTAAGTTCTTTTTCATCTTTGTCTGTATAGTTGTTAATTGTAAAAACCCAGTTTCGTTGTTGTGTCATTACGTCGTAAAGCCCCGTGATCGGGGTATCGGAAAGACCATAAATGGTCTCAACGGCAAGCTACCTCCCCCTCAAATTACGTATAATCACTTTTTTAACCAGAAGTGGTCTAAGGTAATAATGAAATTACCTCTGGTTAATTTCTCTTAGACCATGAATTCAGCTTCGCTGAATACCCCCCACACGGGGGGTGAGTGTGTTGTTTTCTACAATCCGAATTTTATGGTGTTCCACCGCTGTTTACTTTAAAGATCCGTGAAATAATGGCAGATGTTAAAATTACATGCTGCCCCACTATTGCCTAAATTGTTAATCATAGTGGCTTCACCGTTGCCGCTGAAGGTGTTTGATGCGATGTTCCCTGCGTCGCATAACATAAACATGAGGAGTTGTCCGTGAGTGACAGTAGTCGTATTCTGTAAAAACCGAATAGGTGTTCCTGCTCCTCTATTATATTTCATTTTGATGACATGATTACGTACCTGAAGTCCGGCATCAATGTTGTCTTGCCACAAAGTGGTTGTTTTGTTGTATAGTAATCGGAATTGTGCTCTCTGATCGGGTGAGATATTAGAGTTATAGTCAATGAGTCCGGCTCCGCCGTTAATTGCGGTTCCGTTGGGCAATGCTGAATTTAGGAAAAACGCGTTAATCGCTCCGCTTGGCGTTTGTGGTGCTCCTAATACTTGAACTATCATCATCCTAATCTTGATAGGAGTCAAGGTGTTGCTTGACATTTGGGTAAATTTAAATTGGGCATACGTAGACTGTAATGTGATGGAAGAGCCTTCTCTTCCGGTAAAACCGTTGTTTTCTATTGGATGGGGGGTAATGTCCATTGCTGTCCAACCCCCAGTTGTGGATACCCCAAATGCTCCCGCAGCATACTGTTGACCAATGGGAAATGGTTGAGTTAGTACTGATTGCGATCCTCCAAAAGAGGATACTGATTGTGGTGCGACACATGACATGTCGCCGTTTGTTAATGCTATCGGGGCTATGTAAAATCGTTTCTTTTCGCTGGTCTTGGCAAGCATTTTCTTAAATGTGGCAAGAGTAGACTTAGGAGCGGACTTCCGCATCTTTCGTGGTTTGGTCGGTTTACGACG